AGGAACATACAGGCTGCATTACAAAGCCACAACCTTGCCCGGCTCCTCTGGATCGCCTTTGATTCAAGCCGGAAAGGTCGTGGGCGTGCATGCAGGCGGCATTGAGGGCACTGGCCTCAATATGGGTCATGTCTTGCCGCTCATGGCGTCAAACGCGGGGTTGACTGAAGAGTCCCCCACAAACTACGGCCTCATGACCTTCCTCGCGGACACAAACGAGGCACGCAACACCCTGGAGTACCGCTTTGGCTCCACGGTTTTCCGCCACCGCCGCGACGCAGACCACTATTACAGCACTCCTTTCGAAAGCTATGAGCTCGAAGAGGACGAGGAACTGTTCCCCGAGTTTACAGCTGATGGCAAGATGCCCAAGCTCACTGTTGAGGATTGGGAAGCTGAGATGGAGGCTGTGGAAGATAGGCGCAAGGCCAAACTCGGATACGTCCCCGAGGCGGATTTTCAGAGCCCGGCGGCCTTGAGCAACCCGCCGGGCTGCTCAGCTCACTCTGTAGCCTGCGACACACTCGACTTGCAGACGGCGGAGTTCTCTACGCGGGAGGCCTCGCGGTCTGCGAGCGGTACCCAGCAGCCAGAAGCGGGGAAGCCGCAAGGAAAGAGGAAAGCGAAGCGCTCAAAAGCGCAGAAGCAGAGCTGAAGAAATATCCAGTCTGGTTCAGCATGAGCACCTACAGTACTCCTGACCGTTCGGCCGATGCTGAAGAGCGCTCTATGTTGTATCAGTTTGGGCGAAGGAAGGACTTGCCAATCCCGCCCCTCGAAGCTAGGCTCGGGGCTATGGAAAGGCTCGTAGAAGAACTCCCTGCGGGTCCAGGCAAACAGTTCTTGGACTCCTGGGATTACACCACCTCAACACCACCTCCCCGGTTTGTCAGGGATATGACGGCCTGTTTCGGCAGTTTAAAGCCTGAGTCTTCCCCTGGCATGCCCTATTGCACCATGTTCAAGACCAACGAGGAACTGCTAAACACGATTCCAATGAGTCAGCTAATTCAGTTGGCCTGGGAGAGGGTTTGCAGTCTCAAGCATGCACCGGCCGAGGTCTCGGCCACTGAGGCCATTGACTATGGCATGTGCGACCCTGTGCGGGTTTTCGTTAAGAACGAGCTCCACACATTGGAGAAGGTGCAGGAGGGGCGCTTCCGGCTCATCTGCAGCGTTAGCTGCATAGACCAGGCCGTGGAGAGATGGCTGTGTTCAGGACAGAATTTGACGGAAATCAGCCAGTACGAGGACATTCCGGCAAATCCCGGACTGGGCCTCCACGATGAGGGCCTGGACGTCCTAGCCGGCAAGCTGGAGGCACTGCTCCCGGCAGTGTCATCAGACGTCAGCGGTTTTGATTACCAAGTGCCAGCTTGGTTGCTTCATGATGATGCCAGAGTGCGGGTGGCCCTTGCAGGCTGCTCCGCAGACTCCGCTTATGCCAAAATCTTGCACTCGCGCGTTTCCGCCTTGGCGATGTCTGTGCTTGTGCTGAGTGATGGCAGGGCGTTTGCGCAAACCATCCCCGGCGTTCAGAAAAGCGGGTCTTACAACACGTCCAGCTCAAACACGCACATGCGGTTGATGCTGGCTTATATGTCGGGCTCACCTGCCGCC